CAGAAGTTTTTAGCTGAGATTGGAGCGATTCCGGTGGAGAAGGAATCGAGTAATCAGGTTGCTTATCTTGTCCCTAAAGATGAGATAAAAAAAGTGTTAGGATGGTCGCCGAATAAGTTAGACGCCGCGATCCTTACTTTTGCATATCCAGTCAGGAAAAAAATTCCTCTTGACAAAATCCCGAAAAGTGGTAGTGTTGAAAGTACAATGAATTTTAAATCTACACTTAGAAGTTTTCGGAGGTAAGAATGGGTGATGATTTTTTAAAGGTAATGACTTGGCCGTTTTCAGAATTTTTTATGGATGATGAAGAAGAACCAGAGTCAGCCCCGGTAGATACTGGCGCGGTAAACACGATTGATAGTGTAGAACAGCAGTCTACTTCTCGTCGTTTAGCTCGGCTTTCCAAATATTTCACATCACCTTCTGGTGTTCTTGATTCGCCGACCGGAAGTACAGGAGTTTTTTAATGACGGTAATAGAAGCGGATTTAAAAGAATTCTCTGCTGTTAAAACTCGCAGAGCTCCGTGGGAAAACCTTTGGGAACTGATTGCCCGGTATATTTATCAGCGAAAACAGGGGTTTACTACTGTTTCTACTCCGGGTGCTTTTTATGAGCATCAAGACGTGTGTGATAATACAGCCGGTCAAGCGCTGCATACTGCGGTTTCTGCTATTGACGGAGCGATTTGGAAAAACGGAGCTCGAACATTTCGTATTCCTAAACCCCGACAAGCTCGTGATACCCAAGAGATAAAAGATTTTTATAAAGAGATTAATGCCCGGATAGTTGATCAAATGGAGCACGAAAAAGCCGCATTTGGTACAGCTCGTCTGGAGGCGTTAGCTGAAGTTGTGTCTTTTGGTACTGATGCTATTGGGGTGTTTAAATCAAGGAAAGGCGAGAAGCATAAAGTTGAGTACCGAGCCCTGCCGCTTAAAAATTTATATGTAGTTGAGGATGCCCGCGGCCGGGTGGTTAAAGAATTTTATGAATTTGAGTTTAATGCGTTTCAGTTAAAAGATGAGTACGGCGAGGCAGCACTTACTGACAAAGTGAAAAAGCTGCTTGAGAAAGATGATTATGAGACAAAACTGAAAGTTCTTTGGGTTGTTAAGCCTCGCGTTGATATAAATGATAATACTTTAGGCCCTCAAAAATATTCTTATGAATCGGTTCATATTCTTGAGGACGAGAAAGTGGTTGTCCGAAGATCCGGATTTAATGGTAATCCGATTATAGTTAGTAGGTTGTATAAAAATGAAGGAGAGGAGTATGGTAGGGGAATGGGGACAAATGCGCTTTCTCCTACTATCGAGCTTAATGGAGTTGTAGAACTTCTTACACAGGGTGGGGAGCTCACAGTTTTTCCTTCGTGGTATGTGTTAGATGATGGGACGTTTGGTAATGGCACGATTGATCGTTCTGCTGGCAAAGTTATCCCTATTGATGTAACATCGTCTAAGATTACCGGGATGGCGCCTATCGGTCCGATTGGTAATGTGGGATCATTAACTCCGTTGGTAAGTTTGATTGAGTGGCTTACGACTGAAATCAATGCCCATTTTCTTGTAGATAAACTCACGGATTTGAATAATAAAACCCGGATGACTTTAGGGGAGGCTCAAATTCGGAATGAGTTAAGTTCGGATTTGAAGGGCGCGATTTTTGGCCGCCAGATTGATGAAAAGCTGGTTCCGGTTATCCGTCGAACTATTAGTATTCTGGAGGAAGAGGGAGAACTTGGGGTTGAACCCGGGACTCCGGAATACATTAAAGTAGTTATGGAGAAAAGGACGCCGTTAGAGATCCCGGCCGAGTTGTTAGAATTACGCGCTTCCGGGGTAGAGATATACCCCATTGAATTTATATCTCCGGCTGCTCGGATTCTTCGGTCGGAGGAAGTAAGAGGCCTGATTTCTTTATGGCAGTTTGCGGCTGGATTTTCCGGAGTTAAACCTGAATTATTACTTTGGATAGATGATGAGAATACTATGCCGTTAGTAAGAGATTTGTATGGCGCGCCCGGGGAAGCATTGGTTTCTAAAGAAAAATTTTTGGAGCGTTTGGAAGCATATAACGATGCTCAATCAATGAGGTCACAGTTACAGGCAGCACAGGTAGGCGCGGATGTGGAGGCTAAGAAAGCATCTGCTAATCAACAAAATGCCCAAGCCCAAGCCACTACTGGCGGGATGAATGGGATGGTTAACAATGGAGCTCTCGGTTACCCCGAGATGGTAATGTAATGGACGAGATAAAAAAATCTCCGGAGGAAGTAGCAAAAGAAGCACAGGAAACACAGAAGAAAATTGAAGCGAAAAGGAAGAAAGCTGAAGCGTATAAAGTAGCGGTGAATAGCGCGGCTACTGATGCTAATGTAAGATTAGTTTTACAAATGTTTAAAGAACTGTGTGGGTATGATGCTCCGCCGCAGGTCATAGGGGCTAATGGCGAACTTCAGATTAGTTCCACTGTTTTTAATGTGGGGAGAGAAGCAGTTTATCACGATATACGGAAAATGATGTCCGTAGAAACTAAAAACGCTGTTGAAAGGAGCGAATAATGTTTGGATTATTGGAGGGGTTAAAGTTATTTTTTCCGCTTATGTCTTTTATGTTATTTGACGAAGCACCCGCGCCAGCGGCAATTACAGTTGAGAGTTTAGGTGCAGTACAAGGCGACGCGTTTAGGGCACTTTTACCCGCGGAAATTCAGGCGAAACCATACGCTAAAGAAATTAATACATTTGGCGACCTAGTTAAAAAGTTTGACGGAGCGACTACTCTTTTAGGCCAGCGGGTTTTGCCAGATGAGAATACGCCGCCTGAAAAATGGGGAGAATTTCATTCTAAATTTCGTCCAGAGACTCCGGAGAAATATGAAGTTGGTACAGTTGAGGGCGTGACTCCAGAGTATGTCCAGAAAGCCGGGCCTATTATAAAGATTGTGCAAAATCTTTTACATAAAGCGGGTGCAAGTTCGTATCAGGCTAAACAGATTTTACCGGGGATTTTGAAAGAATTGTTTACCGCTGAGACAAGACATTCTCAGTTGAGAGATCAGTCTTTTGCTAAACTC